GGCTTAAGAGGCCGTGTTGGAAACGCGGTAGGCGTGTAACAGCGTGCGTGGGTTCGAATCCCATGTCTTCCGTAGAAAAGAAAAATTATTTTGGGGATACAACAAAAACGTTGTATCCTTTGTTGTATCTTTTTTTACAAAAGACTGCCAAGGAATACCAAAGGCAAAAATAAAAAACGTTGATTTAACAACGTTTTTCCAAGGTTGGTGAAAGAATAATGGAGCCGGTGGGAGTTTCAAAAAACTTATTAAAACAGAGGTTGAGCGATTTGTTGTATCCTTTGTTGTATCCATTAAAAAAATTGGCCAAAATCACATCTCAATCCTGTATTAAAATCTACTTGAATTATACCACATTCCCTCTCTCTATTCTTCATGAAAGCGTTTTTTGAACAATAGTATTTAGATTTTGGTTTCTAATCGTTCAAAATGCGTGTTTTTGCAAAATAGAAATCTGAAACTACTTTCAGGTCAATTTTGTTGGCATCAACAAAACTGATAGCAACGCACTTTTAAGTAATAACATTCCAGAGCAAACAAAAAACCCGCAAGCTTTTGCCTGCGGGTCATTAAGAAGAAAAATAGAATCTCCTTTCTTTATTTAAAATTTATTTTGTAGTGATGAGCCCATCTGGCTCGATGTTAAAGGCTTCTTTATCGGCCATGCGACCATCAGGAAGCAGCATGTAGTATCCGCCGTTGTAAGGCACAAATGTGTTCGATTTCATGTCGCCATTGACGGCATCTAGGTAATACCATTTTTCGTAGTATTTGACCCAACCAGTCTGCATAGAGCCATCACGATTGAAGTAGTACCATTTACCATTGATTTTCTTCCATGATGTGGCCATGTAACCGTCTTTGTCAAACCAGTACCAATAGCCGTCTGTGTGATGTAGCCATTGGTTCGCATACATATAGCCGTTGTCGTTGAAATAGAACCAGTTGCCCTCTATTGCTTCAAATTTAGCGGTTGGATATGAGCCATCTTTACGACGCCACCACCAACCAGTATCATCGTGCTTCCAACCTGCTTCGTCTTCTTCAGGCG